CATCTGATAGACAAGGACAAACTCCTTGTTCGACATTTTTTAAGTTAGGGCCGATTGCTAGTAATGATGCATTAGGTAGTAAAAAGACAATATCGATAAAAGACTATTTAGATGATAAACAGTTAAGAACAAATTATATTAAGATAACAGAAGCATTATATGATAAGTTGAAAGAAATACTAGATGAGGATGAAGGTCAAATACCTCAACGAATTTTAAAAGATATTATGACCACATCTGAAGACAGTAAAAATCGCGTGGACTATTATAAACTGAAAAACTCTATACAAAATTTTTATATGCCTCTTAAAGCTAAATTAAAATCGTTACCTGGGTATGATGGCGAACCGTTTATTAAAAAAATGAACTATTTAAATGCAGTATTAAACGATATTAAAGACCCTGATTATAAATTGGAAAATGAAGAGGAACTAGAAGATGGTTATTTAGAGTCATTTGGCGAAGATGCTGATGATGCAGGTGCTGAAGATGATATGGGACCTAAAGTACCACCAGGTTCACCAGTGTCTGTTGGTTCTTCGGAGTCTTCGGAGACATCATCATCATTATCTCCTGGTCCACCTAGTAATACTGTCTCTCCTGATGCTTCACCTGATACTCCTACGTCTCCTGCCTCGTCTTCATCTAAGTTAAAGTTAAAAACAACAGATAAGTCAAGAATTTTATCCTTAGAGGATATTTTAAAGATTATGATAAAAAATATAGATAAAAATGTATTTATAATAAATGGTGGTAGTTTTAATCCACCCCATAATGGTCATATTGAAATGTTTAAGACTGCGTATGATGCTCTTGTTGCGCGCGAATCCAGTGCAGATGGAGATAAACCAGAAGGATACTATGGTATAATGGTTGTATCTACAAGAAAGTACATTATGAGTAAAGGTAGAGATGAAGGTAAAGGTTTAAAGTATGATGAAGTGTTGAGTTCTGAAGACAGAATAAGATTATGCAAACTTGCGTGTGATACGTATGACTGGGGTGAAGATAGTAAGTTTAATTCTAATAATATGCTAATATTGGACGTAGCAGATAGTGATCCAAAAGCACTGCTTTTACATAAAATAGTAAAAATACTCGATGCAAGTCCCGCATATAAAGAGAAAGAGAAAGAGAAAGAGAAAATAAAAACTCGACACTTGTTTTACTTATGTGGTTCTGATTTTTTTATAAAATTATATTCTGATTCAAGTAGGTATAGCATAATTTATGTAGTAAGACAGTCTGAACAAGAAAAAATAAAAAAGAAGCAAAGAGATGTTGAGTCGTTCAGTAATACAGAATACTTGAAAATAGAAATAAATATTAAAGAATCCGATGTGTATAGTTTATCATCTACTACTGTAAGAAACGCAATACTTCGCTTAGGTACCCCTCTTTTACGTTATAAAATAAAAAACCTAGAGGATGCGATTATAAAGTCTATTGGTTTACCCGTATATTGTTACTTGAGAGATTTAGAATACTTAGTTCCAAAAAAATATTATGGAAACAGGTGTGACAGTATTGATGAAGCTTTAAGCGAAGAAATAGAGTCAGTTCATGATTCCGAAATTAGCAGTCGCGAAGGTATTGATGAAGATGTTGATACATTTAATGCCGAAGAATGGGATGATGAATACTTTATTGACGTAATGACTGGTGAACTAGATGATATACCTGAAAATGATAGAAATATATTTGTTGATATAAATACTGAAATTACGTTCGACAATAAAACGATTAAAAACGAAGCTAACTTTGATAAACTTATTGGCGATTTAATAAATTGTGAAACTTATAGTAAAAAAGGTATAAATTTAAAAAGAATAAAAGATTTTTTAACTCTCATTTACAACTCTAAGTTATATTATATTCTGAACGACTTATGTTACTTTAAACTTTTTAAAATAGATTCAAAACATTGTTTTATAGAAAACTTATTTTCGAGTGGGGATAAATCTACAAATTTGTTAGAAGGTATAAATTTGATAAGTAAAGAAAATTTTATTAGAGATTATCTCTCAGGAGATGGTGAAAAGGCGGTAGAAATTATAGGAGATAAAGGAAAATTTTTAGATAATTTAGAAAAGCATGATTATAAAAACTATGAAGGTGTTAGTATTACCGAAGAATTAGCAGATGAAATATTAGGTTTCTTATATGATAGTGAAAGATATAGTATCTATTTATACTTAATAAATCCTTCTACATCTCCCGATGCCCAAAGAATATTATTAAGTTTATACTCAACAGTAATAGAAGAAAAAAATGATAAGATTGAATATATCCTTGATAATTTAAATGACGAGTTAACTTCTACTATTGCTAAGAGTAAGGACAAAGAATCTCTCGTAATTTCCAAAAAGTTAAAAGGGCCAAAGGGGTCAAAGGCGCCGAAGGGACCAGAGGGTGCAAAAAGTGATACTGAATTATTTAAAGAAGTTAAGTTTGTTAAACAGAGGTCTAATGGGGATGGTAATTGTTTTTATAATTCGGTAGGAATGTTATCGTCTGAATATTTGAAACACAGTAAAATGTTTCACGATTATAACGGTAAAAGTATAAGAGAAAAATATAAAATACAGTTTGACGAACAGAGTAGGGTTAGAACAGAACTTTCAGATTTTATGATAAGAATTTATAATATAATAAAAGGTGTCGATAAGGGAAGTAAAATATATATGAATTCACCAGTTATAAAGTATATAGTAAGAAATGGTAAAAATAATTTTAAATATGTCGGAACTATACGTAGTCCTGTTGGCGATAAGTACTATGGGGGCGACGAGGAAATATATTTTGCATCTTTGTTATATAGACAACCAATAGTTACGGTAATAGGAATATCTGATTTTACAATATTTAATATATTTTATTGGGATCATTATGATATAGATGGTGTCGATTTTAATGAATATATAAGACAGCCCGAATCAGGCATAAATATGGAATCAGTGTTAAGATTTATAGAAGATTCTAATCAACGGCTTTCATGCACTGTTGATGATATTTCTGCTTTTATACTTTATTATCCTAATTCATATTTTTTGGTAGGAGGAAGAGGACACTGGTCATACGCGGTCAATGAAACATTAATTTCCGGTGATTTAACTAGTGATGATGATAGTGCTAGTAGTTCCATTAGTGTAGGTGGTAATAATAAATATAATATTCGATTTACTAAAAAGGTTAAAAATAAATATTACCAAAAGTCGTCATCGGTAAAAGGTACTAAAAAACGTAAAATGACTAAAAAACATATGAAAAGTAAAGAATATAAAAAAGGTAAAAAAAAGACTATAAAACATGCGTAATAAAACATGCGTAATAAATATTTTATCTAAAGTGTGATTTATTATTAGTGATTTCTAATAATAAATAGTATATCAGTAACGTGTAAGTAAAGTATATTCTAGATTAAAAAAAAATTATTTTCTAAGAATGTATAAGTAAAGTAAGAAATGAATGAAGTACACAAAGAGTAAGGTAATGATTCATATGTCTGGTTAGATATTGTTTGAACTAGTAATGCAGATGATACAGGAGCACCTAAGAAGGGGCTTAAGAATGCAATCATACCTAAGTACATGAGATTTTGTTCAATAATTGGTATATATTTATGTAGTGTTGAACCTAATCCACATCCAAATGTCAGTAAAGGAATCATAAGATCGCCTGTTAATCCTGAACTAATAGAAATAATACAGTTTATTATTCTACCGACTGTCATATTAAAATCAAGCTTATTTATAGTAGTAAATTTTCCTTCATTTTCTAATTTTTTCAATTTTTCAAGTTCGTCATAATTTTTTTCACGTTCTAGTTTTTTTATTTTTTGTTGATTAAATACTGCTTGAAATGATTCATTCAATGAGTTTTGACCTTCATGTAATGTTACAAATCCGATTGATTTAATAATAAAAGCAAGAATGAAACCAGATATTATAACATATAAGTTATTAAATTTTGATTTTCTAACATAGTTAAATAGAACTACCATGGTCTTAATAATTATGAATGATATTATTCCCATTAATAACGAAAATAAAGCAACATATCCAATATTTTTAATATTGAATGAAAGTTTATCTATTTTTATCATAACTTCTTTTTCGCCTACTAAATAGTAAATAAACGGAACCGCGCATACTATTACCCCAAATATCGAAAGAAAATTTATATTTTTATTAATTACCATGGTTTCAAGTGTAAAAAATAATGTAGATATCATTGAACCAAATACTAACATAAGACCTATCGCATATCCTAAATTAATTAATGTTTCAGTATACACATTTTTTAATCCTATAATGTCTTTAAATTTGAAATAAAAATACATGAGTAAACATATTGAAGCGTAAATAACTACACCTTCATCACCTAATGCTGTTCCTGCTGAAGTATTTAGTAGAGAAAATATATAAATTGCTATAATTGATACGAATCCAGTAAAATAATCTGTTTTAGAGTATGCATGCTCGTGTTTATTTACACTATTTTTCATTTTTCGAATATATAATTCAAAAAAACCATCGGCGTGTTCAAATAATATCGCTTTTGAGGCAATAAAAAATAAGAGTGGAACATATATATAAATATATTCAGGATGTGTAGTTAATTTTTTTTTAGTACTTGTTTGAACAGTATTGTATATTTCAACATAATGTTTATTAATATAAATGACAATGTAAATAGCTATAATGAAAAAAATAATAGTTTTAATTATATTAATATTCATATTCATACCAGTAGTTATATTTTTATATATAATGATACAATAATATAATATAATATAATATTATTAGCAATGCTTGCATAGACTACAATAAATCATCTATATCATTACCAAATATGTCTTTGAATGCTATCATCATTTGTTCAATATATGATGAATTTGTTGCTAGAGAGTTACATACATTCTCTGAAATTGCGATTGCTAATTCAACGCGACAAAAAAATTTTGAAAACTGTAAATTCTGTGTTTTTAATATTTTATTTATCTCGTATATTTCTTCCCCGCCAAAAAATTTGGTATCATTGCTTAGAACATCATTACATATTGTGGAAATTTGATTAATTAATATATTTTTATGTCCTTCAGAAATAGTAGGTTTTGAATTATCTATTTTTTCAGAAAGACTTTCGGTAATAAATTTTGATAACTCAATATGATTTTTACTAACAAGAATTTTAAAAAATGTGAAGAATACGTCTTGTTCTTCTCTTGTCATTGTTCCTATAATTCCAAAGTCTATTATACCTATTTTTAATACAGTTTGTAATATTTCGTTATCATTTTCATCTTTACATTTGATAATTTCTTTCATAAAAATAACATTACCTGAGTGTAAATCCGCATGATATATTGCGTCATAGAAAACACATTTTAAGTTAAACCGTGATAGTATTTTTGAATACTCGTGTTTATCTTCGTGTAAAATATTTTCTATTCGACTACCTTCGAATTTATCCATTATGATAGCACATGGGTTTTCCTCCGTAAAGTAAGAATATACGTTTGGTATACAAATATTTTGTACGTCTCTGAATTTTTCATAAAATGTATTAATATTTTTTACTTCATTTAAAAAGTTTAACTGGTTGGTCATTATTTCGCGATTTTCTTCAAATAAGTCACTTATATTTAAGTCGCGTAGATACGGTATTCTCTTAGATATATTTACTAACAATTCTAGTTCTTTGATTGACTTATTAAACTTTTCTATAATATTAGTGCGACGATATTTAATAATAACATTTTTTCCGTTTAACTTTGCATTATATACTAGCGCAATATTACCCGATTTAATAGGGGTTTCACTTTCGATTACAAGATAATCGCCGTTTTTTCTAGCAATATTTATAAGATCGTATAATCCATTATAGTCAACTTCGTTTGGATCGTACTTGACACTATCAGTATATGCAATAAAGTGATGAAATAAATCTTTATCAACTAAGTTATTATTATTTGCGAATGCTTGGAATATTTTTGTGAAAAATATATTTTTCTCCGACATGTTCGAAGCTATATTTTTTACCATTTTATTATAATCAGCGGGTGTCTTTTTCGATACTTTGTATATCAAATAATGTTTTGTATATATACCAAAACAGCATGTTATAAACCACGACTTAGACACACCTGATGCCAAGTATAATGGAAAACCTTTAAAAATATAACTAAAAATATTTGATACCTTATTTGAAAGACTATTTTTTTTATTATCTTTTTTGATTGTGTCTTTGTCTTTGTCTTCAGGTTCATCTTCATGAACACAAGTATTTGTATAGTTATCAACCTTTATATCTTCTAAGTGTTCGAAATCTTCTGTATATCCTGGATATATAGACTGTTTTATTCTTTGGTACATAATAATATGTTATAATAGTATTATGTATCGTAATCTTTATATATTTATAATTTATTATACCATTTCTATGAAGTTTTTTAAGTTTAAAAACATTTTTTTCATAGTAAGTCCTAAAATATTTTCCATGTATATTGGTAATGCGTGAAATAGTTCAAATTTAAACATATAGTATATATTTATTTTGTAGTCTGACTCAAAATTTATAACCATAGTAGATATAGTATTTTTAATCCTTTCATATTTACTTAACTCGCTCATATTAGGATAGTCAATATCGAAGCTTGTATATATATGTTTTTCATTTTTAATATCTGCTACCGTTTTTATGTACATATACTTTGGTTTAATACCCAAGTCTTTACCAAAAGGTTTAAAAAGAAAAAGAACTTCTACTTCATTTGGTGAAATCCATTTTTTTATTTCTATTTTTTCAAAGTTGTCTTTATTTAAATTATAAAGTAGACTATACATATTAATGTTTATGATATCATGTAAATTTTTATTTCTATTTTCTAAATTAAACTGTAGTAGAAATATATTACGAGATTTTTCTCTTTTTAAAAAAACACGTTCTTTAATACAAACCGTTTTAAAATCATAATTAGGTATGTCATCGTTAGTCGGACTATTATTATTTGATTTTTGTTGAATAGTTTCTATTAATAACATATTATTATCATTGCTAGTCATATTGATTGATTTATTTATAAGTACTGTTATTTTATCTAAATAATATTATAAGTTAATTATAACTCATTTACGATATAAATAATATAATTTCTATATTGTATAATTTCTTTATTTCCATAAATTATATAATATTTTTATATACTATATTGTTAACATAAAGTAAACCTAAAATGTCTAAAAACAACAACAGCATTATATCTTATATCTTATTAATTGCTCCAATAATTTTAGGGTTAGGTTCAGGATATTTCGTATCTCGTAAAAGAATTCCAAAAGTAAAGTCTTACTTAAATCCTCCTTCATGGTTATTTGGCGTTGTATGGCCAATATTATATTTATTATTAGGGTATTCTTCTTATCTTATATGGAATAGTACTAATGTTAATATGAGTACTAAGCAATTTTATTTGTTTTTATATGCTATTCAGGTTCTATTAGTCATGGCTTGGTGGCCCTATTTTGTCTACTATCCTGAGAAATTTTTTGCTACTGTAACACTAATACTTTTAGCTATTTTCGCGTTAATTATTACAATATTATTTTTCCCCATTAATAATATCGCAGGGTATTGTTTAATACCATATGTTATTTGGTTATCATTTGCATCCTTACTAACCTCCCAGACGTAAATAATACTGAATATTATTAGTTTACATTTCAAATATTCTTTCAATATTTTTAACAAGATTTACTTTATTTAGTACCATTTCTTGGTCTATTTTATATTCATTTATATACTTATTGGGGTTTCTTAATACAGTATGAATAATGATAACATCTCTGTTAATATTTCCGGTAAGTCGAATTACATGTTTGGGAAAATATTCATCAACTTTTTTACAGCCCCAATATATTGGAACCGTGTTGTTTATAAAAGGGTTTATTATTTTTTCAGTAAAGTAGTGGTCATGGCTCGTATTCTCAATCGCAATCGTAAATAAATAATCCTTGCACATTTCTTCCATATGTTTAAACCCACCTCTGATGTTATTACTATTAGGAAACTCAAGTTTATAATTATTTGCACCATTCCCCCATATATCTATAGGCAACCTATATTTTAAAATATGACGAACGATTGCATGACGATATTGGTGTCCTGGTGTATATTTTTTATGTGATACCATAATTGACATTAGTTTTGACTTTTGTGGTGTAAAGGGCACACTTTTCGGTGTTTCATAGAACAAAAACCCATGATGTCCTACAAATGTGGGGTTTGGAAACTTATCCACGGAACCAATAAAATATTTTCCTATATTTTTAACGGCGTAGTTTATAAAATTATTTTGATAAATCTTTAAAACTGGTGTATCATGCGGTTCTTGGGCAAACCCTATAACATTTTTAGGCGATACTTGTAAGTTTGTCGGCATGGGACAATTCAATATAATTGCATGTGTATACGTTTCTGTTGTAGTAAAGTATATTTTTTTAGTTTTTCCATAATAGTCTATATTTTGAACAAGGCACCCTCTTTCGTACTCCTGTTTGCAGTGACCTGATACACAATAATCGCTAAAAAATTTAACTCTTATATATTTAGAAGTATAATAGTTTAATAATCTTTTGAACTCTACTGTATTATAGTAGTCTTTGTAGTGTGAAAAAGTAGAACTATCGTTATGTTTTACCGTTATATCACTCATGTTATATAATACACACTGTTGAATCGCTAACTGAACCCATAATACATTTAAAACTGCACTTATTTCGGAAGCCAAGTCTTCACTTATTACTTCCAATACTTCCAATACTTCTAAGTTTTTTAAAATATTTTTTTTAATAACTACACTAGAGTTGACGAAAGGATTTACTTTAAATATATTAAACTTGTATAGTTCTCCTTCAGGAATACCGGACTTTTGATTCTCATATATACTTTCACTTCCCAATACATCTATTCTAGTATACTTTAAAAGCGTATTTACCTCCAATTCTAATTTGTTAGTAAACCATACGTCATTAATAAATAAAACTGCAATATGGTTATATTTACATTCATCGGATGCTACTTTTATCAGAGCTTTTGATGGCGTATTTAGTTCATTTTCAAAATACTTTATAATATCTATTCTGTCGTCGATATCTTTATAATTTTGTATAAAGCATGCATCATTTTCGTTTATGTTGTACAATACAATTTTTAATTCCCACTCTTTATAGGTTTGATTTATAATAGAAGTAATCGAGTCATCGAATGCTTTATCAGTATTGTGATTGTTTTTATTATCGACTAAAGTTACAATAGATATCATTTATATAAATATTAATGTAATTTAATATTTATATTAAAATATTAGTTTACTATTTGTCTAATTATTAGTTGTGAAGAGCGGAGATTGCTGGTGCAAGACTATTAATGACTTTGATGACGTCTTTCACGGGTTGAACAAGGTGGGGTCTAATCTGCGAGTAAGAGGGAAGTTGGAGTTTCTTCTCTTCGGCAGCGTCGGTTGAAAAATCAGAGGAATTCATTTTATAATATAACTAAATATTTTATTTATATTATTATACGCCAAATATATTATTTTAATATCATATTGTTAAAAATATTAGTTTACCCAATTAATGTTTAAGAACTTGGGCAACTTGTTTGCCGGCTTGTACGGCAGTGTTAATGGGAACGAGAGCAGGAACAAATTGTGATGCAACGGGAAGAACTTTACCAGCAACACTGATAACATTGCCTAGTGTCTTACCAAGTTTAAGTTTCTCTTCGGGGCTAGAATCACTAAAGCTTAAAGAATCTACAGAGTCTGACATTTATGTTTATACTATAATACTATATTTTATTTATATTATTATAATTCTAAATACTCTATGAATTAAAATTAGGTTTAACCTATAATATAATATATAATCTATTAAATAATCTATTAAATATCTAGACTTATAGTATTGCGCTCAGATTTAGGTTTGCGTTTTGTCTTGTTCGGCATATTTTCATTTTGCAAGTCTTTCAACTCTGAGATACTAATAGTACTTCCTTTATCCTCAGATGCTTGGTTTGCGCTTGCGCTTCCACTACCACTACCACCACTATTAGATGCCTGTGTAATATTTACATTCTTAGTCTTTAGCCCTGATAAAATATTATTAATATCCGATGGTCCTCTCATTTCAGGGCGCGGATTTTGAGGAAGAGGAGGAGGTGCACCACGAGTCGACTTCGACTCATAAGGATTTATATAATTTTCAGACAGATTTACACCATCGTTCATATTACCTCTTCCAAAATTTAAATCAGGGCGATTGGAAATATCGCCTTCTCTTCTGGGAGGAGGAACCGAATTAGGACCTTTAGTTGCTACAGGAGGTGGCGGTGGTCTCTGATTATTAAAGTTGCTAGGCGGTTGCTGCTGTCCTCCGCCACCCATACCTCCCATTATATCTCCCATAAAGTTACCAAAATTGGGCGAAGACTGTGACATAGTATTTACAGCAGCACTTGTAAACTGTTTCATGAGTTCGGGGTTTTGTCTCATAATGTCATCCATACCAGGCATAGCAGACTTAAACATAGTATTTGTCATATGAAGCATAATCGCGCTTCCTCCAAGTTGAAAAAGCAACTTCAACTCAGGCGCCATCTTTGCTTTCGACTTGTACTTCTCATGTAGCTCCGCAAAAATCTCATCATAGTCATCCACATTCTCATTGATTTGTTCTGACCAACCATCCAGCTTCAAATCAAAAGGGTCGAATTTATTATTCAAAAACTCTATACCAGTAATAGCTGTCATAAGCAGCTTTTGTTGAAATTTAATACTGTTTTTCTTTTCTCTTTCTTCAACATGGGTTTCATATTCGCCCTTCATTTCAAGAAGAGAAGACTCCATTGTATATTTTTTAGTAAGACGAATTCCCTTTGTCTCTAGTTCTTCTAGCTTCTGAAGAATTTTAAATTTCTCGCGAAGTAATTCTTCTTTTGACATTTGCGGTGTCGTATCTATAGGAGCATCAGGATTCATAGGTACATTACTAAATTTACCAAACCCATCCCATGTTTTTTTATCAGGGTCTGTATTTGCAGTTGATGCACCAACGCCGCTAGTATTACTTCCACCAATAGGTGCGCCACTTATTCCCCCCAGGTTATGCTTAGAATCCGAATACCCTCCATCACTCTGGTCATCGTTATTATCATAGTTATTTAATTTTATATTGGGGCTACTAAAAAAATCTGACTTAAAATTTTTAGTTACTTTATTAGGGTTTATAGAATCGGATAGTTCATTTAACTCATCCTCTAGTTCATTCAAGTCATCTAAATCAATATTTCCATCTCCTCCACTACTTTTGTTACCAGTTTTTAACTTGTCATTCATCAAAAGCTCTAAACCTCCACCAAAGTTTACGGACTTTGAAGTACTTCTACTCCCACCTCCACTTTTACTCCCACTCATAAAACTATTATCAAGTTCTGATAAATTTCCAAGATCAATGATTTCGTCAGCCATATTATTTATAATTTAGAACTTTAATTTTAAGTTTGTGCGCATTATAAATATTTATAATTAAATGATTATAATTAAATGCTTATAATTAAATGCTTATAATTAAATGATTGTAATTAAATAATTAAATAATTAAATAATTATAAATAAATATTTGTAATTAAATGATTCAAAAATATCATACTTCAATATCTATCATCTTTTTTAGTGTAAGGTAGTATATTCCTTGCAAAAAACAGTCAGCTAAGTCATCTTTTTTTTTATTTTTCTCTAAACATCCTCTATATTTTTCAAACTGAGGTAACTTTTCTAACAACTCCTTTGTTACTTCTACACTTTCTATTTTCCGTTCAGTATATGTCGTTTTCTTTTTAGTCATAAACATTTTTAATTTATTTGCTGCAGAAATAAATTCTATACATGGTGTTCCTCTCATTATAAAATATTGGGCTATCATACCTTGAAGCGTTTTCATTCTACTTGCTATTGTACTAATCTGATTTTCTATAATTACAATATCTATTTTATATTTTTCTAGCCCTCCCATTTTTCCTAAATCTCTCGAGTCTGTTGCATCTCTTACACTTTCAGGCGTAGATATAGATGTATAAGGAGATATAAATTTATCTAACTCCGTCATCATATTTCTACCAAGTGTTAGCAAATCAATCTGGTCAGCACGTACGTTTTCTATATTTTCTAAATAGTTATTATCTAGTTCATTTTGTATCATATCTATCATCTGTTCTTTGTTATTTTTTTGTCTCTTTGTAATAACTATGGGTTCTTGAGGGTCGTTATATGTTTGAGACGTTTGAGACGTTTGAGACGTTTGAGGCTCGTGAGATTTATCAAAAATACTTCCTATATTATACTTTTCAATAATGCTCTTAATATCCACTAATTTTTTACTTTTTACTTTTTTAATATCAAGTTCACTAGGAGGTATTTTAAATTTACACTTTCTTGCATGTTTACTACAATAATAATCAATTATTACTGATTCTTCATTTTCATTTTCATTTTCATTGCTGGACGTCCGGTCATCGTTCTTAAATGTTTTACAATACTTTGCAACCTCACTACATACTTGCAAACCTCCACTAGTACATTTTTTAACTATAGGAGTACACAAGTTTATAACTTCCCACTGTAGTACTTTATAGTCTGTTAAACTACTCGTACTACTATCATCAACTTGAAATAAACAATATGCTAAATTTTTCATCCCTACATCAAAACTAATAACTGTTTTCATTTCATATATATTATATATATCTAATTACAACAATATAGTTTTATATTTATTTTTTATTCTAACATTATTATAATAACTAGTTATCTTAAATGATAAAAAATTTATATTTTAAAATGATATGTTTATTTGTAGTATTATTCTTAGTATGTTACTATGCTGAAAAAGTTGTTAACAAATACTCATATGAAAAAGGCAAGCCTATTAATAAAGTAAAAATTCCAGATATTATACAGGGAAGTATACCAATAGTTCGAAATTTAGATGTAGTAAGTGACTTATTTACTTCATTTATTTCATTTATTTTTGTAGTTATTTTTATTATAAATGGTAAATACCAGTATATTGTTTTGTATTTTTTCGTATTTCTACTAATGCGTTTAATTACTTATATTTACTTTGTCTCTACTACTTTACCCGATAGCAGTAAGACGTGTAAATTTGCTTCCGACTTTTTTAAAACAGCATTAAATATGGGCTCATGTAATAATCTCGGAATTAGCGGACATTTTATAAATATTGTATTCCAATTGGGTCTTATTTATAAGTATTATGGTTCCGCGTATTGGTTACTATATTTAACCGTTTATATTTTAGCGTTTCTGTTAATATGCGCGTCTAGAAACCACTACACTATAGACTGTATTACCTCAACATTTGTAGGGTTATTTTTTATTTACGAGATTGATAATATACAAAAAGGGCTTAATTATATATTAGGTAAAAAATATTTTAACTTATAAAAGTAAAACATTATTTGCGTTTATTGTGTTTACTTCGACTTGGGATCAGCATCAACTAAATATTGATATTGTGTAAGAGCAGGAGCCATCATACGACTTTGTAATTCGTATCTAGAAAGATAGACATTTTTAAGGTCACTTGTTTCATAACCGAATGGTTGACTACTATCAAGTGCAGATGAGAAAACATATGGCGTGTTTGATTGTACTACGGGGTTTTGAGGTCCAGTATACATAGTAGGAGATGCTCCACAGTTATTACATGATGATATAGAGTTTGCTTCCATAATTTTAACAGCATTCTTTTGTAAGTATGTTCTGTAGTCCCAGTTTGAAGTTATATTATTATTTTCACGAATTTGTTCATTCACAACTGCACCAGGCTGCCATGTTGCATAGTTGCGACCGTCCATCATAATGGGAGGAAAATTAAAGTGAATATTATTTGAACCTGCGTAACAAGTAGCCCAAGACATTTATTATATGATTGTATAATATATACTAAAACTAGATAAAAATAATATTAACGTTAGAATTCATATTAATATTATTAATTTTATATATGTTTATTATTCTAGTTAGGATAGCTGTTTAATAAGGTCCTTCTTTGTTAACTTGTTAATAGAAGCTTCGCTCATATGTGCGCCCTCGGATGACATCTTGTTTTTAAGAAGCTGTCTAAGAGACTGTACATTCATTGAATTATAATCAGAGTGCGTTTCAGAATCCTTAGTTTTAAATACTGTTTTTACAGAAATGTTATCTAAAGAGTTATCTACCGAAATGACATCAGAAATATTATCTGTTTCTAAATCGACGATTTGACCACTAACTTCATTTATATCAATATTTCCCTTAATCTCACAAATCTCATGGTTCTCATGTGTCTCATGTCCTCCGCTAGGCACATGTTGTCCGTCAAGGTCTGATGATAAGGACTCGCTGTCGCTATCTTCTTCATCTTCTACATCATCATCTTCGTCTTCTTCGCCATCATCCTCGCCATTATATTCTTCACCACTATTTTTGGGATACAAAGGGTGGGTTAACTCAATTACTTTTACGTCAGGACCATCTAAATGTTCCACTACATGTGATTCATTATTTCCAGTAAATAATATCTTTTTAGTAGTATTGTCACTAACTTCCTGTTCTTCTACATGTTCTGTCTCGTTACCACTCTCGCTGTCACTCTCGCTGTCACTCTCGCTGTCGCTCTCACTGTCGCTCTCACTATCATCCGAAACATCAATCAACTCATTATTTGAATTCACTTGGCGAAACCGATTCATGTCATGAGTAACAGCATCTGAAACTATTTCCTCTTGACTTTTATTTTTAACCACGTTCATCATATTTTCATTATTATTATTCATAGCCATTATTACACTTTGCAAAACTTTCGCTTGTTCGCGCTGCGTAAGTTCTAAAACCCGGTACTTATATTTTATATAGTAATATAAGCCAACACCAATCAATAATGTAATTAATATGCTAAAAATAGTTTGCGAATTCAATAATGACATCTTTTATTTTTATACATAAATAAAAATAAAATATTTAACGCTTAATCTTATTTTATTGTTTGTTGTTTCGTTATTTTGTTATTTTGTTATTTTGTTATTTTTAAACATCCTTTCCTTAATTACATGGACCCAAGAATTTTTTTAGTATTTTTAATAATTTCTTCTGGATATTCTAAATCATATAAAACTTTTATACCACCCTTAATTGTTGATATTCCCTTTTTAAACTTGTACAAGTATTCTACATTATGGTCTTTCAACATATTTACACTCATATGGTAATTCTTAACACTGGTATTTGATTTCAAATTCTTACATAACTCAATATAGTGGGTAGTGAGCATTAAATCTACATTTTTCTTAGTAGACAAGTAATCTATGTATCCATAGGCACTTGCAACCGCTTCATATGGATTTGTACCAGAGTATAATTCATCAAATATGCAAAAATGTGTTTTATCGTGATTTTTCTCTAAACAGTCTAGAATTTCTTTACATCTTCTAGATTCAGCTTGAAATAAACTATCACGACCAGAAGTATCAGGTATATTCAAATAGCAATGTAAGTAGTCATATGGCTTAACTTCAGCTTTTTCATAAAAGCCATAACCTATTTGTTGAGACAATATAATATTCATCATTGTTGACTTAATAACTGTAGTTTTACCTGCAGCATTGGGTCCGGTAATTATAATTTTTTTATCTATAGTTACATTATTTTTTACAGGACTTTCATGTGGAGGATAATATAAATTTTTAAATGTCGTAACATTTTTGGGTTTTGTACTATTATGTGAACATTCGGTATCTTTTGACTTCGTAGATACCATTGATGTAGTGGACTTTTCGGATTTGTTGGATTTGTTGGATTTGTCTTTTTTGCGTCTTTTTACATCCTTAACTTCTTCTTGTTCTTCTTTTTCTTCTTCCCTTTCTTTGTTTTCTTTATTTTCTTTCTTTCCTTCATCTACTTCGCCCACTTTGCCCACTTCGCCCACTTCGCGTACATCTTCCTCACAGCTTCCTTCAATAAAAGAACACATATTCATTCTACCGTTATCAATTATGCTCTTCAAGTGGTCTACTTGTTCATAAAATCCATTGAATCCAAAACTATAGTCTACACATTTCTTAATATCATTATCAACAAATATCTCATAATTTAACTTCATAATCTTACCAATATCAAGCATTTTACTAAATGATATACTAAAAGGTCTAATTTTATCAAATACCTTGCATAGTTTTTCCAATTTATCTTTGTTACTGTTAATATCGTCAGCAAAGTTTTTATATGTTTCCAATGAAGATGCAATACTGACAATATGCGTCATGTTTCGAATAGTATACCTGAAATAGTCGCGAAGGATAAAAATATTTTTGTGAATTAAAATCATATTTTTGTAGAATTGATAGCATGACATTACGTTTTGATATACCTGAATAACGTAAAATACAAATGACATCAAGACATATATTCTCTTATCCCAGGGCATACTTGAAAAGTCTAGTAAAGAAAACATTTTACCAATAGGGTGTGTAGCAAATATTCTTTTAAGTGTTGCTATATATCCGGCAATAGTAACATCTACTTTTTGAAATTTAAGAAGAAAGAATGGTATAATTAATAGTATAAGTGGCGAAAGAAGAGAAATCACAGGAGAAGTAAGGTTATAAAGACTAAGTATTTGTAAAAATCCTGATGATTTATTAAGTCTATCTAAAATAGGAATTTCAATATAGTTGAAACGTTGTTTGAAATTTTTGTCTCCTGCAATATCAATCCATAACTTATCTATTTTTTCAAAAGTATCGTGAGGATTAATATCTATTTCGTTGCCGGCTGCAGTCATTTTTATAGACTTTTTTAAGTCGCCTTCATATTGGTTAATATAAGCCTTATAAAAAACCTGCGAATCCTTTAAAAATTTTACATCAGTGGTATAATATTTACTCCATTCATTTAAAAACTTTTTACTAAATATTGACTCGGGTTTAAAAATATGGCTATACATTGAACTTCCATCGGGGTCTTTTGACTCTATTAACTCTAAATCATTTATTATGTTCTCATTAATTTCTTGTTTGTTTTCTAAATATGCTATAGGAAATTTAAAGGATGATGTTGCTTTTACATTTGTATCTTTTGTTTTACCACTATTAGTAGTACTGCTACAAGTATTGCTACAAGTATTGCTACAAGTATTGCTACAAGTATTGCTACAAGTATTGCTACCGCTATCGCACGTATTAGTACTACAAACATTTCCATTCAAAGCTTCAAGCTTCTTTATCTGTTCATTTTTCAGTTCCGTTAAATATTTTTCAAGGTCAAACATATTTATATCTTAAAATATAATTAATAAAATAAATATACGAATTTATTTTATTATTTTAGTATTCTAGTATTATAGTATTCTAGTAAAATAACTATTCTACCATTTACTACATCAGTCAATGGTAATATTTGAAGGCAATTCCTCCACAATAGTCTGATAATGTCTCTCAATGTCTTTCATGGTCTTGATATCCCATCTAGTAACAAAATTAATAGCCGTTCCTTTCCTACCCCAACGTCCAGACCTCCCAATACGGTGCAAATAGTTAAATATGCATTTCGGCAAATCAAAATTCAAAACCGTTCTAACTTGTTGTACATCTATACCACGAGATGTCACATTTGAGGATATTAAAACACGGTGTTTACCTGCTTTAAAATCCATGTAAGCTTCATCTCGTTTAGACTTATCCATATTACTATGAATACAACATACCGGAAACCCATCATTAATCATCGCATCAGTCAAATCCATTACCCTCTTAATACTATTACAATAAATAATACACTGAGACATTGAAATAATATTGAAAATATCCTTTAGTGTTGCATATTTCTGGTTATCATCATTAAGAGCAACATAATACTGTTTGATACCCTCAAGAGTAAGCATTTCCGATTTCACCAAAATACGTACGGGATTACGCATAAACTTATCCGTAAGAGACTGTAGTTCATTCGGCATCGTCGCACTAAATAAACCAACCTGAATATCGGGACTCAAATACTGAAAAATATTATAGATTTGGTCTTTAAAACCAACCGAAAGCATCTCATCTGCCTCATCTAATACAAGCAAGTTAATATCTTTGGAAACGATATGATTTCTACGCATCATGTCATATACGCGTCCAGGGCATCCGACAATTATATGAGGCATAATAGTCTTTAGTTGATTAGCATCCTCGTCGGTTGATGTTCCTCCAATAAGAAGATGAAAACGAATGTTCTTAATCATCGACCCGATTGATGTAATTACGTCATATATTTGTTTAGCAAGTTCGCGCGTCGGCGCCAAAATCATTGCCTGGGTTTTATTTACTTCGGTATTTACCTTCTGTAACACACCTATAGTAAAAACACCCGTCTTACCTGTTCCTGACTGTGCCTGCGCAATAATATCTTTTTTATCAAAAATAGTTAAAAGAGCCTTTCTTTGAATCAAACTTGGTGTGTCAAATCCATAGGCATAAATTCCTCGCATAAGCTCTTCGCTTATAACACCTTCCAAATCTTCCCACTTATCAAATTCTTTCGGGGTATAGCTGCTATCCTCCAGGTTAGTTGTATTGGTTGCACCATCAACCACATTTTCACTCTCCGGCTTTGAAATAATCTCATTCCTATTTATATTCAAACCACTGTTTTGGTTTTGGGTTTCATTCAAACCCACTCCATTGTCATTTCTTGAATTGTTCCTGTTAGAACGACGATTGTCGTACCTGTTACCACCACCTCCACCTCCACCTCCACCTCCATCATGACCACTTACAAATGAAGGTCCTGCGCCTTTATTCGAGTCATCGTTTCTATATTTATTTGTATTATTACTATTATTACTATTATTATATCTATTATTACGATTCATTGGGGGATATTTACCGGACATTCTATATTATATATTCTTATACATTTAAGTATTTATCAAATAAATATTTTATATCTTTATTTTCAACATCTCTTATTTAAGTAAACACTTTTTATGTCTATATGTCTATGTGTATGTATATGTGTATATATGTAATTTGTAAAATATTCTACAAATTAATATTATAATAAAATAGATATAAACAATTGTTAATATATAATATTAGGATTTTATGGCTACTACTTCTCCGGTGAAAATTACAAAACAATACAGTATTTTAGATTATGAGGATATAACAAATGCAGGATTTTTATGCAACTTGTCTCAAGAAACATTAGATATAATATCTAAACTTTCTGAACAAGTGGGGGCTCCTACGTATATAAAAACTCCTATTTTTTTAAAGAAGGAAAACAGGTCTATTGGCGGTGGCGGTGGCGGTGGCGGAGGTGGTGGCGGTGGCGGTGGTGGCGGCTTTAAGAAAAATAAAAATAAACCGTCTGAAATAACAGATGATGACTGGGAGGTAATACGTGCTTTTCAAACGACTCAAAAACATGTTAGTGAAGGTATTCAAAAAAATGTGGATAATATTAGAGGTTATTTGAATAAGATTACAGATGCTAACGAGGAGGCAATGACTAAAGATATTAAGGCAGAAATTTCGCAGTTAATTGAACATGATACTTCGCATGAAAATATGATGAAGATTGGCTATTCGATTTTTAATATTGCTAGTTCCAATAGTTTTTATTCCGCACTATACGCTAGATTGTTTAAGTCTTTGATGAACGACTATGATATATTTAAAAAGATTTTTGAGGATAATTTTAAGGAGTTTATGAATTTATTTGAGTCGATTGAGTTTGTTGATCCTAAGAAAAATTATGATAAATTTTGCGAGTACACTAAAACAAATGATAAACGTAGAGCTATGAGTTTATTTGTTGTTAACTTGATGATAAACAATATTATTAGTAAAGATGAAATTATTGAAATTATAAAACAGTTGCAGACACTTATTTCAAGTTATTTGCGTAAACCTGAAAAGGCAAACGAAGTTGAAGAATTGACTGAAAATTTATTTATTATAATTACTAAGTCAAAGGATTATTTAGGCAAAGATGAAACAAAATCATCTTGGGAAAGCATTGTTAAAAATATTGAATTTGTTACAGTACTAAAACCGAAAATGAAGGAATATCCTAGTATAACCAATAAAACTATTTTTAAGCACATGGATATTTTTGAGGAAATTTCTTCATCTTGACCCAGCCTCGATTTTTAACTATATTTAATTTAAATTAGTATGATAATATATAATAAATTTAAAAATATAAATATTTATATAAACATAATAATAGTAAAGATACTAAACATCGTTTATTATTATGTTTGAAATTTTAGTCGATAATACAGTAAAAGAGAAAAATAAAAAAGAATGGGAAAGAATCAACAATCTTTGGCTTGAAGTTAAAAATAATCATAAATCACAGAATCCTCATTTATATGATACTGAATCTGATAATTCTGACGACTGCAGTAAGCCACGAAAAGAACTAAAAAGAGCAGATAGTAGTTATGATGAACTATTATTTGCTCATGACTGTATAATAACTGAAAAAAATGAAATAGAATGTGATACACCTATATATGATGGTATTGAAGACTCTAAAACACACTTCACCTCATCATCATCCTCAAATGACATCGACAGCTATAACGATAACGATAACGACACTGAAAATTCTTACAACATTACAATGGATGAAATAAAAACCAAATACACTATAGAAAATTCATATACATTAGAAGTGGATTATTCGATGAACTATAACATGAAAATGCTAACACATCTTGCTAGTTATTATAATATTATTAAAAATAATAATAATGGATTAGGAATAACTGTATCAAAAAGTAAAGATGATAAAATAAAGAAAACGAAAAAACTTCTCAAACCAGAATTAATAAAAGAAATTATTCTATTTGAAACAAATTATGAAAACCACAATATTGTATTGAAATTTAGAAAAATGCTACAAAAAATAGACGCTCTTAAAAAGGATAAATATTTTTCATCTTTTATTTTATTTTCTTAGTTAAACAATAACCGCACTTATCAAAATATTATTTCACGAATAATAATATAAAAATTATTATTCAGGTAATATAAATAATAATTAAAAAAATACTATGAGTATATCAATTGGAAATGCACCCAAGTCTATTGCCGATATAAAATACTGTTTATATATTAACTTAACTTCAAGACCTGATAGAAAAATACACATTGAAGGTCAGTTAAAAGGAGTAGGTTTAAATCCTACTAGATTTAACGCCATTAAACTAAAAAATGGTAGAGTTGGTTGTAGCATGAGTCATTTAAAATGTTTACAAATTGCAAAAAATAATAAATGGCCATATGTTATGATTTGCGAAGATGACTTGTTAATTTTAAATAATGAAACATTCATCAGTCAAGTGAATAATTTTTTTAGAAAACACGGCGACGACTCACACGATAATAAATGGAACGTTTTATTACTTGCAGGCAACAATGTACCACCTTATAAAAAAATAGATGACACATGCATTCAAGTATCTCATTGTCAAACTACTACCGGATATATTGTGAAAAGTAACTACTACGATACTCTTATAAATAATATAAGAGAAGGTGTAGAAAATTTAATGAAGACGCCTGACCAACATATCATATATGCTATTGATAAATATTGGATTAAATTGCAAAAACAACATAACTGGTATATGCTTGCTCCTATTGTTGCTGTTCAAAGAGAAGACTATAGCGACATTGAAGAAAGAAAAACAAATTATGAAAATATAATGAAAGATTTGGATAAACCACATTTCGTTCATCAACAACAACATATATTACAAAAACAAAATGGAATATCTTCTATTTTATCTAAAATACCATCTATGACACCATCTACGACGCCATCATCTGCAACACCAATATCAGTACTACTTAAAAGGTAATTATTTGTTATTTGTTGTTCATCACTTTCAAATATTTTTTATTTTATTCCAACTTTTTGGACACATATCACTTGTATTATGGTTTGATAGTTGAGAACCAAACCATGTTTCGGGATAACATATAATTTTTTCAGAGTTATCATTAAAATATGCTGCCCACCAACTAAAACTACTATTTGCAATTATATTATGTTGACAACAACTCATTAATAATAGTTGTCGCCAATCTTCGATTTTACATTCGCCACCTGCTCTTTCAAATTCAAGTTCATATTCTTGTCCCTTTTCGCAAAAATATTCCATACACTCTTTTTTTATTTTTTCAACTTTACTTTGTACTTCATCCATATCTTCTTCCTCGCAAAAATATAAAATTGTCCACTTTATCGTACTACGTTTTTTACTTAAAATAAAATTTATACTATTTATATAGTAGTCTTCACCTAGAATAGGGTGACAGTTTTGCAAATTCTTATAATCACCCATTCGAAAATGAACCGATATTACATTACTATTCTCATATTTTTTATAATACATATTTCTAACTTCAGACCTTGACTCGTCCAACTTTATATACTTGGCTATATTTTTATACTCCTTGTCAAAGTATTTATAACTCTGAAAATAACCATATAACATCACTCCACCATTCTTTTTAATCAAATTGGGCATTATTTGTATTTTGTTATACTTAAATTCTTTTTCTTTATACACCGAATATTTCAAATTTTTTATATCTATAAGCATCGTATTTTTTTCCAACTCTTTTAAAAAACTATCCCAATATGTATGAGCTCTTTTATCCGTTTCTAATTTAACTTTCGGAAAAATAAAATTCGTCTTCATCTCCATTGAAAGCGCCATCGTCGTATATATTTGAAATAACTGATTACCCAGCCCTCCCATAATAATACACGATATCATGCTTGATTATTGTATTGTATTGTATTGTATTGTTTTATCTGGTACAATATATATGCATTTAAAATATTATATTTAATAATTTATAACCTATAATTATTTATAACCTATAATTAATTATAACCTATAATTAATTAAATATATAAATTTAATATGTATAGTTATTATAATGGTGCGTTCAAAGCTTGTTCCAAGTATTAATTATATAGAACTAAAATCATTGGATCCATTGGATACAAAAGAACATAACTATAAAGCTCCTTTATATGAAGCCTCTGTTTTAGGTATTAATACAATCATAAGTATAGGTAATATAAAAAATACATATATATCACAAAATATTGTATACTATCCTATTTACCTTATTAAAAATGATAAGGTAATATCGCAAATCGGCGTATACGAAATGTTTCAAGAGGACGTTCCTTCATTATTAGATGATGGAGGTGATATAAATCTTGAAAAAGCACCAGTGCCTTTATTATATTCGTTCGTTAAAAAGTCGCTCATTCAACAAGCGGTTTATATACATGAAAATCTCGAAGCGGATGTAGAGAAAAAAGATTCTCTAAAAAGTTCCACCAAGGGTAAGAAACTTTCTATTAAATCTCTCCAATCTCTTGGCTCTCAACTTGATAAAGTTGCTGTACCTGAGTTTGACAAAGGACAAAAAGACGAAGATGAACGCGACGAAGCATTACAAGCAGCGATTCGCGCATCTCTCGAGCCTGTTCGTTTATCTGATGTTCCACTAAAAAGAAAAAATATACCTGTTCAAAATCTTGAACAATCTGTAGCTGAAAATAAAGCATACCGTCCCGCTAAAGATGAACCATGGGTACAGTCATATTACCATAATAATAACTTTAAAGTGGTTAGAAACCAAGGCGGCGGTGATTGTTTGTTTATGGCCATTTGTCAAGCTTTCTTATCTATTGAACCTGATAGCGACATAAGTGTTATTCAATTACGTAGAATGCTTGCAGCTGTTATGACCGAAAGCCAGTTTTTAGATTATAAAGAAAGGTACGAGATGTTTTCGAAAACATTAAAAGACTTGCGTGATGAAAATACAAAACTTGCTGCCGATAATGAAGAACTAGCCCAGAGAGCAGCTCAACCTGGTATATCGTTAACCGATAAAACGTCCCTAAAACTTCAATCAGATATGAATAAAGAAAGACATCTTCAAATTGTAATAGAGATTCAACTATATAAAGACTATATACGTGACGTATATTTTATGAAAGGTATAAAAAATGTTGAAGCGCTTAGAGAAATGGTACGTAAAGGAGAAATGACAAGTGAATACTGGGGCGACGAGTGGGCTATTGCTACATTAGAGCTTATTTTAAATGTAAAATTCATTGTTTTATCATATCGCGACTATTTAGAAAAAGATAGACAACCATATACATCATCAAATGTAGTTGTTTGTGGTAGTAACGTAGATGAAAAAAGATATAAGGAGATAGAAATGCTTCTCAAGGAAGATAAGAAGCCGGGTAGCGCGAAGTCTATGGAAGCTATGGGAGCTACAGATGCAACAGATGCGAGAGATAAATCGAAATTAAGAGATTTAGAAACTATTAATCCAGACTACTATATTATTCTTTCACACACAGGATTACACTATGAGTTGGTAACATATCGCGATACTGCTATTTTTACTTTCCCTGAAATTCCATTTTGTATTAAACTTCAAATTGCAAATAGATGTATTGAATCTTCTGCTGGAAACCTTGCATCATTTTCCGGTACATTCCAAAAAATACCACAGTTTATTCTTTTTTACCAACACGAATTAGGTCTAGGGGATATAGGAAAAGATTCAGGTCAAGGAGGCGGTGCATCAGCACACCATGTTCTGACCGCAAATCCACATTTTGACCCATCTATCGTTTTAATTTATCATTATAAATCCGCGGATGAATTACCAGGTCATGCTCAAGGAGACCACATATCAAACAAAAATAAGGTAGCATTTATTCCTCTTGTTGCTACAGGTAAGGGTAAAAATAACTGGAGGAAAAAGTTATCAAATGAGTGGTGCGAACCTTTTACATTAGACGGACACCGTTGGCTTTCAGTTGAGCATTATTATCAGGCGAATAAATTTTTAAAACGGCATCCTGAATTTTATTTGTTATTTACGATGGATGCAAACAAAAAGAGCAAATATTATGATGAAACATCTATATTGTCGCGAATTTCTCAAGATGTAGATTTAGCAAAAGTTGCAGGTAAGAAAGTACCGAAGACTATAATCGATGGTAAAAAGATTACTCTTCGTCCCGATGATGTCGATATAGACCCGGAGTTTTTTAATGGACGCAATACTCGTGTTCTTGAAGATGGAACTATGGCCAAATACGACCAAAATGATGACCTAGCTAAGGTTCTTCTTATGACAAATAATGCAAAATTAATAAACTACGTTTTTTCAAAGCCGCCAACCGTATCTATTCATTTGATGCGTGTACGTTCTAAATTAAGAACAAAAAAAGGAGGAGTAAATGTATTTGAAACCGTTCATGATAGGTAAATTACGCACGCGCTTTATGACTTATAATGACCTAACATTAATTTATTATTATATGCCTTATTATTTTAAGGTATTCTAAAAAAATATAGTATTATATTAGTAATAAATATACTACTATAATAATATAAATGGAAAAACAATCACTTGTAAAAGATGATGATTATAATTTTTTAAAAATGATGCAACTTACCGATAAAAATTATAATAAAATTAGAAAGATTAACAAGAAACAGCTTTCTAATAAATCTAGTAACCCTAGACAAACGGAAATAAATAATCAACTTAAAATTTTATATGATGAGGTAGATAGTCAATATAACATGTTTAAGACGAATATTGTAGGTACCTCGACTGCAGTCTCTTCATGTTTTAAACATAAAATTACGAAATTAGATAAAACCAATTCGGTTTTACATCCTTCATTATTTAAAAGTATATATATACCGCCAAAAATTGCCGACTATATAAAAGAAAAAGCTAGATTTTTATTAGAATACAACTGCGACTTGGGTAACGGAAAAACTGTCACAGTAAAATTTATATTGTTTGATACTAGTCATTATGAGTTGAATAATATAAGAAAAAAAGGAGCTTCATATTTTAAACAATGTGTGCTAAAAATATACATACTATTAAATCTTTTATCCAAATTTTCAAACGCCGAATGTGGTAAAAATTTAGAGTGTTTAATTTATTTAACGCCATTTAAAAGAAAACTTCCTATTTTTTCAAAGAATGAAACAACATCTAAAGTATATCATTATTATGATGCACCAGAAAATGAAATAGACAGTGATAGTGATAATATGTACGGTGCAGGAATTGAAACCGGTAGCGTAATAGGTGCATCCCATGTAAATGGTGGATTATCTAATATATGTCAACCGAATGGACGAATTATTGTATATAGGAGGGAAGAGTGGTTTAAAGTATTAATACACGAAACTATGCATAACTATGGTTTGGATTTTTCGACACTAGATATAACAATGGCCAATAAAAAGTTACACTCTATATTTTCTGTTCAGACGGATATAAAAATATTCGAGTCATATTGCGAAACGTGGGCAAGAGTTATGAATGTATTTTTCGAGTCGTATTTTGAACTGAACCGACATAGTCGAATACTCTTTACACCTTTAACAACTAGAAAAAAATTCGTAAATAATGTACATAAACAACACGTTGTTTCTCTAAAAAATAGGAACACTGTCACAGATAAAAAAGAAAGGTTTTTAAATATTTTTTATGATAATATTCAACATGAGTCAGTTTTTTCTATATTCCAGTGTGTAAAAATTTTAAATTTTATGGGACTTGACTATAATATTATATCAAATTGTAATGATGAAAATTACACTATAGTTAATAAGCTATACAAAGAACAGACCAACGTATTTGCCTATTATGTTATTGTTTCTATTTTATTAGGAAATTTTAATAACTTTATTTTATGGTGTATCGATAACAATACAAATTTATTTAATTTTAAAAAAGATGATGCTTCAATAGACAATTTCGTTATATTTATTTCTAAAAATTATAAAAACAGTGAGTTATTACAAATGATAGTTGGTTTGGAAAAAAGATTAGAAAATAAAACATCAAGTGACCAAATATTATTAAGTACTATGCGAATGTCAGTTTTAGGAGGAAATAGGTAGATAGGTCGATGGGTCGATAGGTCGATAGGCGGATTTTATTTATTTTACACAATATATTCAAAAGTGCAGTTCTCTCTTTTTATTTTATTTTTTCTCCATTCGATAGATGCATCTATAAAATCAATTTGGTGACTATTTTTATGTCGGTTTTGTTGTATATACTGATGGAGCTCTTGTTCTTGCTGTTGCTGTTCTTGCTGTTGCTTTGCTTGTTTTCTAGTAAAGGCCATGTTAAACTGTGGTATGATAGTTGCAATATTATTTATATTGTTATAATTATTCATCAATTTCTTCTTATAAAAAATTGATGAATATAATGTATATAATAATAATACTATAAACAAGACTCGTATAATCTTCTAAACACACGCTAGGACAAAAAGGTAAGAAATGGGTATTCGCATGTTGAACAAGTTTCTTCAGGACAAGTGCAAAGCATCTATATCGAGTATCAATTTGTCCGAGTTATCAGGTAAAAAAATAGCGGTTGACATAAGTATATACCTATACAAATTTCTTAGTGAGAATGTTTTGCTCGAAAACTTATATCTAATGATTTCCATTTTTCGAGAACATAACATAATACCAATTTTCGTATTTGACGGCAAGCCACCAGTTGAAAAAAATGATACTATAGAGTTTAGAAAAAAAACAAAAAGAAATGCACGCGAAGAGTATTACCGACTGAAGCAAATATTAGATGACATTGAGTCCGATGCGATGGATGTATCTGATAATGAGAGTAGCAATGTTACTACAGTAGAATTGGATGAAGAGACGACGGTTAGTATCCCATCAAAAAGCGAAGATATTCGAATGATGATGGATAAGTTGAAAAAGAAGTTTGTTGTTCTTAAATCAGAACATATTCAGAATGCAAAAACATTATTGCAAGCTTATGGTATGACATATATTGAGTCGCCAGGAGAAGCAGATATGCTATGCGCAAAGCTTGTTTCAAAAAATATAGTGTACGCATGTCTTAGCGAAGATACTGATATGTTTGTTTATGGGTGTTCTCGTGTGATTCGGTATTTAAGTTTGACATCTTGGACGGCTATTTTATACGACTTTCATGGTATTATAACAACACTAGATATGTCCCTATATGAATTTCAACAATTATGTATTATGTATGGATGCGACTATTTACCGAAAAATGAAAAACAACATTATAAACATATGACAATATTTAACTCATATAAGATGTTTAAAAATTATAAGGAATATTGTAAAAATGTTATCACAGAATGTAATACCGTCGATGGTGTCGACGGCAAGCTTGACTTTTATAAGTGGTTGATGTTGCAAAATAACAACATGTGTTCGTATATAAATGAAGCTTCTAAAATTATAGACTTATTTGATATATCGCACTACGATAACTTGGAACTGTACGATAATGTTAAAATAATGAATGGTCCTATTGATAGAAAACGACTAATCGAAGTTATGCAAAAAGAAAACTTTATATTTATTAGTTAATCTGTTGCAGTTAATATATTTTTATACTTTGTAAAAAATGACATAGGTTATATGTCATTTTTTTATTTGCTTTTGTTTTCTACTTTTTATTTGCTTTTGTTTTATAAATTAGTAACTAAAAATACATTTAAACAGTTATTTAGTTAACAGCAGCAACGGGAGTGGCCTTAGCAAAGTGGGGAGACATGTACTTCTGAAGGTTAAAGTAGGTAAGCTCCTCATCCTTCTTCAACTGAAGAAGAGCACGAAGCTTGGTGTCAGGGTTAATCTTGCGACCATTCTCCTTATCCTGAAGACTGTGGGTCCTAATGTAAGCATTAATCTCACGAGTCACCTCAGTACGAGCCCACTCAGTGCCGACGGGCTTTCCAAGAAAGTTAGCCAACTCCTTGGAAATCAGAGTAGGCTTCACAAACCCAGAAGGAGCACGGTTTCCGGACTTGCGCTTACGCTTGGAAATCTTCTGAGCAGCACGCATCTCGCGCGCAACATGGCGCTCCAAAGTGCGGAAGTCGCTGCGAAGAGTAGACAGACCAGAGCTCAAAGTCTGGAGCTTGGAACCAAACTCGCCAAACAAAGAAGAAAGAGAAGATGCCTCAATAACACCACCCTCGGTATGGGCATCAACGGAAACAACAGGAGCAGGGGTTGACACTACAGGAGCATCAGTCTTGGAAGCCTTGGTAGTCTTTGCGGTCTTGGGAGCAGGAGCAGCCTCCTTAGAAGGAGCAGTAGTGGGAGCAGGAGCGGGTGCCGAAGCAGTGGAAGCAGTTTTCTTAGCCATCTTGTAGTTGGTATACATTACTATGTGAGGTCTTTTTAAGTATTTTTAGACAATATATATTATATTGATTAATATGTCTCAAAAAATGTCCTCTATTATCGTGTAAAATTAATTAATATAGAATGAGTTAATGCGTTTTTTTTTAACTTAATATTATTAAGGAATATATACAACAGCATCATACAACCACGGCATAGCATCTCGCGCAGGCTGACTAACTAACGTAAGCGCAGATAAAACATAAAATGTTCCCAGCATTTTATTATCAATATCTACCGCCGACTTTACAAGATTTTCTATTATTTGTACATTATACTTTACTACCGTTTCATTAGAAAGATTATTTAGGACACCATTATTCGCCATATTTGTAAAATAAGGAGTTCCCAAAAATGGCGTACCATGTGGCGGACATATCTCTTGTTTCTTCGCTCCCGTCAATAACGCTCTGTAATTCCATATATCTACCAACTCTCGCGCAAATCTTATATGCGAATTTCTAGGAAGCTCCGTAAACCACTCCGAATTCGCATAGTTACCATACGAATTCATCGTCTGAAATAACTCCAGTATTTTTAGCTCCATCCTCTTCGCAGGGTCCATTACCTCATTCTTCAACTCTATCTCAATAGGAATCTTTAATGCCTTCGATATCCTTATCATACTCCAGACATTATCTTTTATCTTATTTCCAAACTCACTCCTATTATACGGATTCTTCGCTCTCATCCCTTCTTTCTGTATTAAATTATACAAAGAAACAATATTAAACCCATACACAAAGTCATCCTCATCGCGATAACTATAAAACTGTGTCGTAGGTATCTCCGACATATCATCCATAGTAAAAAAATCCGTATCATTCGTGCATATCTTACGGTCCGCCAGCGCTGGACCTTGTAACCTATGCAACTTTCTACATAAAAATCCTCTAAACACTTTTTGTATCTTTAAAGGACCAACCGAATTTTTACAATATTCATATATCCGTTTTGTCAAATCATCCTTATTACCACCTTTCGATATCTTATACTTAGTACACAACTTTTTTAACTCATCCATTTTATATTTCACAACTAATAATGTATTATAGTTATGAATTGATAACTCCTCGCATTTTTTTACTGCTTTTTCCTTTTTTACATTATTTCGTTCTTCAAACTTACTCGACTCTTTTTCAGAATTTGAATTTAGTCTGGTATTCAATTTAGAATTTGATTTAATCACTTTCTCACGCTTCTCATTCTTCTCTACCTTTTTATCTACTATACTATTCATAATGCTCGCTATCTCCGTCAAGCTACTCGCTACAGTATCCTGATAATTTACTGATACAATTATTTCGTTTACATCATTTATATCGCCTCCAACAACAATTGACATTTTATTTTATACGTACACTTGTCTATATTTCTTATATATTAACAATATTTTTTTAATATCTTATCGTACAATACATTACTATAGTTATAATAAAATATATTACTATTTTTTACACCCTACTACCATGATAAATAGTAGCGGACATTTTTACATATAAAACACTATGTTTTATGTACTATTCTTAAATAGCACAAAAATAATATTTTATACAAGGAGTTTGGATTTTTGAATTATCATTTATAACCGCACCGAATTTCCCAAAACAGAAAATTGAAGACATTATAAACATTAATATTATATAGCACGAACAATCAGTTACAAAGCCAATCAACAAACCAACAATACAATGTCCGCTCAATCCGCAACCGCACCCAACAAATCATCCAAACCTTCCGCTCCCAAGGAGATTATTTCGGGCGAGACTTTCAATCCCGACAAAGACATCAAATATTCCAAGCCCAAGGTTAACGCCTCCGGTGGTAAGAGCGTCGGAATTCTCAATGCTGCAACCAACGGAGCAACATATCTGTCCACTCCTCTCATGATGACGTGGGGTGTTTCAGCATTCGAAGACAAGAAAACCGGCGAAAAGTCGTACAGCATGTCGCTGCAGTTTCCGGGCGAGGAGTACAATACCGCCGCTATCACCAAGTTCCGCGCAAATATCGTGAAGTTTGAGCAAAAAATCAAAGCAGATGCCCTCGCAAACCAGAAGGAATGGTTCGGCAAGTCGACCATGACCAAAGACCACATCGACATGTTCTGGACTCCCATTCTCAAGTTCGCCAAGGGTGAAAACGGAGAACCCGACCATAACAAGAACCCTACCCTCAACGTCAAGATGCCCATCTGGGAGGGCGTATGGAACGTCGAGCTGTTTGACCCTCAGTCTCGCAAAATCTTCCCCGACGCCACAAACGACCATGTCACTCCCGTTGACCTTATCGCAAAGGGTTCGCATGTCGCTGTCGTTCTTCAGTGTGGAGGTGTGTGGTTCGCAGGTGGTAAGTTCGGTGTTACCTGGAAGCTGTTTCAAGCCGTCGTCAAACCCAAGACAACTCTTCGCGGCAAGTGTCACATCCAGCTTTCGGGCGATGACAAGAAGATCGTAGAGACGCAGGAACTCGACACTGTAAGCGATGATGACATTCCTGTTACTCAGACCGAGGATTCCGACAACGAAGAACAAGAGTATGATGATTGTGACGACACGCCATCTGCTACCCCTCCTGCTCCTGCGCCCGCACCTGCACCCGCCCCTGCACCTGCTGCTACTCCTGCATCCGATGAGTCGAGTACCGGCGGTGGCGTCAAGAAGATTGTCAAGAAGGTTGTGAAGAAGTAAAAGACAATACTTACAATTGCATACAGGTTATAAAAGACAGTAAGTAATATCTAATCTCTCGGTGGTTAAAATAAATATACAGGTAAGTGAATGTGAATATAAAATGTAATAATTTTAAATAACTATTGCTAACACATTTTGATATGCAGGTACCATATTTTTTTATGTGAATTTGACTACATAATCAAATTCAAATAAAATAAAATAAAGTTAAACTTTATATTTTGTTTTTGCATATTCAGCATATTTTTTACCAAATGTGTTTTGTAATAATAAAATATAACTTTTAATGACTTCATTGTACGATACGTTATTTCTTTCTACCATACTTAACAGTTTTGTAAAACCATCTATTAAATATTGTATAACTTTATCGTGGGATTTATCATGCTGTTCGTTGCGAAAAACAAGTGAAAGAATTATTATAATACTTTTAAAGAAAGTAATGTAATCTTGATTTTTGTCACTATATCCTCTATACTTGCGTAACTCTCCATCCCCATAATCTATAATTTTTGCAGAGTAAGGATTCGACAAAGAAAGAGGCTCAATAAGAAAAACTGAGTCGGTACTAAGGGTTTTATGTACTATGTTACCATCTATCATATTTTTTATTCCGACTATAATATTTGTCAGAAGACTAAATAAAATACCAGGTTCTGGTATTGTGTTGGAATCTTTTTCTACATTAAAAACATTTTTCAAGTAATACGTTAAATTATGGTTGCCTGAAAAGGCGATATTAAAAACGAAGAATTCATTTATATTGTAGGATGGTTTTGTTAAGGAACATTTTTGAAAATCATCAGGTACATGTTTATTTTCTAACTCATATGCGTCTACCATTAAGCTATGAAATAATCCCTTCGGGTCTATGTCTCTCATTTTTTTAAGAATTTTAAACTCATGTCTATATTCGCTAAAGGCATTATTTTTAAGAACTACTTTTGAAACAATATTTCCGTTATGTGTTAGAGAGAGTTTGGAAGTAAGTTCGGGGCGAAATACGCACCCAAAGTTGCCCTGTCCTATAAGCGAACCTCCTGATAGTACTTTATTTCTACCCCTTCTTATAGTTTTATGAAATATTTTGTTACTTCTATTAGTCTTATATTTTCTATTTTTTTTTACTTTATATGTTTTTCTCATAAAAGCGTACAATGTATCGTATATATATTATAGTATTACTTTATTTTTTATCTATCATAATTTCTTTACCTATATTTTTTATTATTTTTCTTTCATAGTTATTGTAGTTTTCAATTGGCTCACATATTGAGCGCATCATTGTTAAATATTCTATTTGTTTTTTTTCTGTTTCTATCCAGTCTGGATTATCTATTGCCCACTGTTGCAGCGCCGTTCGCTCTTTGTCGGCTATTTTTACGATAGTATTTTTAATCATCTCGTTACTATCATCTTTTAGCCACTTGTCTTCGTCTTTTACGTACATTGTATCACGCTTTATATCCGTGCAATGAATAGGACGTTTGTAAATATCCAATTCTTTTAATCCTTTTATTAAAACATCGGTTATACCGCGCGATATACCGTTTGTCTTTGAAAATAATAAATCCTCCAATGTTATTTTTAACGAATCTATAAAATCGGATATATTTAACGCATCCTTACATTGCTCATTCAAAAATACATTCAGGTTAAAATTGTTATTCATCGTATTATTAGTTGTGTTACTAGTATTATTAGTTATGTTACCTATTTTAGGTATTATATTATTCAACTGTTCCTGTTGTCCTTTAATTATTTTCATCATTTCATCATTATCTTTAATAAGCTTTAACAGAAGTTCATCCTTTGTAAAAGACTTATCAATATCAAGCACATTAACATCACAAGCTTCTTCGTTTTTTAATACCATAGAGCATTTTTTTCTGTGTCTCCAGAGACCAGTACGCTCTTTATACAACTTTCCACATACACAAATGTTAGCATTATCGAGCGACGAAATATCGTGCTTTAAAATGTTGATTTTTTGTTGATTTTTGTGTTTACGTGTGGTAACGTGTATAAGGTAGTTGCTTTCTTTGCTAGATGAGAAGTCACATATTTTACAATGAAAAAGAGGCGGCATGATTTTTCTTTTTTTGTTGATATATATTATCAACAAAAAAAATGCCTAAACCCTTTTCATATAATTTATAAAAAAGTTGAAAAAAATTATGGTAACAAAAAAATCAACTTAAAAAACAGATTTAGAGCATTATGCTGTGAGTGATGAAATCGATGTTTTTTTCAAATCTCTACCCCCGGTTTTGAAAAATGGACATTTATAAATGTCCAATTTTGAAAAAGGGCCTCCGAGAGTTGAAATTTTCATACATCGATGTTATAAATACATTCTGCTCCATTTCACCAAATATTCTAATTTTTTTTATCTATTGATATCTCTTTTCCAAGATTTTTTATTATTTTTCTTTCGTAGTTATCATAGTTTTCAATGGGTTCGCATATTGATCGCATCATTGTTAAATACTCTAGTTGCTTTCTTTCTGTATCTATCCAGTCTGGGTTATCTATTGCCCACTGTTGTAATGCGGTTCGCTCTTTATCGGCTATTTTTACAATCGTATTTTTTATCATCTCGTTACTGTCATCTTTCAGCCACTTGTCTTCATCTTTTATATACATGGTGTCGCGTTTTATATCCGTGCAATGAATAGGTCGCTTATAAATATCCAATTCTTTGAGTCCTTTTATTAAAACATCTGTTATACCACGCGATATACCATTTGTCTTTGAAAATAGTAAATCCTCCAATGTTATCTTTAACGAATCTATAAAATCTGATATGTTTAAAGCATCCTTACATTGTTCGTTCAAAAATACATTCAGGTTAAAATTGTTGTTCATCGTATTATTAGTTGTGTTATTCGTATTATTAGTTATATTACCGATTTTAGGTATTATACTATTCAACTGCTCCTGTTGTCCTTTAATTATTTTCATCATTTCTTTATTATCATTTATCAATTCTATAAACATATGTTTAGTTATTATTATTTTATTGTCTGAGCATATATCATCTTCGGTCGTTTCGTATGTTTTTTTATTATCTCCCTCAACATGTAGCAAAGAATTCCCGGGTGTATTGACGACAATACACGTTCGCTTATGCCTTGCTAAACCCGGACGATACTTGTAATTACTACCACATATGCAGCTAAAAACTTGCTCCCCCTTATTAGGCGTTTTATTTGTACCATTGATTACCATTTTATGCTTCACCGTCACCAAGTGTCTTTCGTAGTCACTTTGCTTAGAGCATTTAAAGTCACAAACTTCGCACACAAAAAGTGGCGTTTTTTTGGCGGTTTTTTGATTACCCATATCCGTTTATATATGGTACATATAAAAAACGCCTAAATCCTTTTCATATAATATATAAAAAAGTTGAAAATTTATGGTAACAAAAAAATCAACCTAAAAAACGATTTTAGAGCATTATGCTCTGAGTGATGAATGCATCGTTTTTTTTAAATCTCTACCCCCGGTTTTCAAAAATGGACAAAAATAAATGTCCAATTTTGAAAAGAGGCCCCCGAGAGTTGAAATTTCAATACATCATCACTCTTTCGGCGTCCGCCCTCCCAATCTTGTGGAGGTTACCTTTATGCTTTAAAAAATATAAAAAATTAGAATACAAATAAGAGCATTATCTAGAGTAGCGAATAATCGCTGGATTTTTATTAAAGATGGGGCAAAATATGGCGAACGTCTTTTCGTAAAACAAGGATGGCTCTTTCCGGGGATGTTTTTGATATTTTTAGTGATAGTGTTAGGAGGTTTTTCGGATGATGGTCCGAAATGGGCGATGTTGTTTTATGGATATATGGTAACTATAAAAACATGAGATGTTACAGATTCGTGAGAAATGCGGAAATTCGTTGCCGAATAAATCGAAATTCAATATTGGAGATTTTGTAACTTTATATCAAAAAAATATTAACTTTTTATTATATATAAGTAAAATTCCTAATATATAATATGGTTTCATGTAGAGAATTGACAAATTATGGTATGATTTTTAGAATATTCGCGACTATTATATTATTTTTTATCCTGTATTCGCGTGTGAATGGTGGTAATAAATTTTGTAATAAATATTTTTTAGTAATATTAGCAGTATTGTTATTTATACTAGATAACTTTGATTTATTCCCAGATTTATATTACTATTACTATAAACCTAATTCAAAAGAGAGTAGATGTATTTATGAGTTATCGCCGGAGAATAAAAAAGTCAATAATGTAAATGGTAAAAAAAATTACGATACATTATATTATAATATAATTGATAAATGCGTTGATACGCTAACTTATATTGTCGCATATTTTGTTTTTAACTTAAATAGTATATTTTTGTATTTTTTATTATACAGAATAGTTGGTATAATACTGTACGTGTTTACGTTCAACTCTAGATGGTTAATAGTATTTTTTGATTTTATGAAAGAGTATTTAATCTATTTTTTTCTTGCAAAGAATGACTTATCATATATATGGTTATTTATTATACTTAAGATTAACTTTGAACTTTATTTACACTACTACTAACATTTGGTTATTATTATATATTACCTAGCTGTGATAATATATAATAAATCGGATATAAACCATTAACACAATTCTATGTTAACGATTATCGAAGATTTCTCTTCTGCATCGTACATATGTTTCGTATTTATTAAGGGTATTCCGACACCGGGTAGTACATATGTCTGATTACTTTTTATGTTCAATGCCGCAGCATTTACCGTGAATTTTTTACTACCTATTTCGAATTCAATACACTGTTTTTCTAATAAGTCTACAATCTTCATGCGAATATCTATGTAAATATCATTGTTAGAGTCTATGTATATATGAGACGGTGTTACAGGAATACAGCGAACAATTAGGTCAACGGATGTATTATCCGTCTTTCCCAGCTTATAGTACAACTCCGTATGCCATAAAGGAACATAGAATATCTTGTCTTCATGCTCTAATACATATACGTTATTTTGCCCCATCAAATCATCCAAAGATACGGAAATAACAACTAGATTATCAAGCGCCATTTTACTCCTCATGATTTTCTCAAATAACGCCAATTTCTCTACACTTATATGAAAAGCCTTATGATATGTGGTTATAATTTCGTATATGTTATATGCTGCTTCTTTGTCCAGATCCTCAAACATTTTGACAGATAACTCTTGACAATCCTCAACAATTATTTTTATTAAGGTATTTATGGTTATAGATGTATTTTCCTGCGATATAATCGTCATTTTTTGCAACAGTGATTGGATAAACGTGCGAAATATTGACATATAACTATCGGAACCTCCGTTGTCATCTGTGCTTCCGTCATTATCTCCTCTATTAAACATATGAGATGATACAGGTTCGTGAGAAATGTCGAAATTCAATAAATATAAATATGCATCATTAACTTGCTTGAAAATTTCGCAAGATTCTTCACTATTCGCATTTTTATCCGGATGATGTTTGAGGGCTAACAATCTATAGTTCTTTTTTAACTCTTCTAATGTATAATTATATTTTAGATTTAATAATTCACGGGCCTTCTGCGCTCTTTTTATATCCATTTACTATTGTTATTAGATTATACATGTAATTTTCTAAGTGGTAAATTGGCCTATAATTATTATTATAATATTGTAAAAATATATTTGTTTTTAATAAAATATCCGACATATTAGCCTCACTTATTAAATTATCTCGTACTAATGCTGTCAAAATATACCATATACATTCATTTATGTCTAACTCATATATTAGTATATCGTACAAAATATCGCGAAACGTTAAGAACTCTATTTTATCAGGATTCTTTATATTTTCTATTATAGCATTACAAATACATTCATGTGGACTTGTTAGTGAACTTATATGCGTTATTACGTTTTTTATGTTAGATATATTGGAAATATTCGCACCTTTTAATTGGTCATTCGTTTCCGTTTTTTTCGAAAAACATTTATTATAGTTGGAAATCTTTGGACGAGGAACACTTATTATTTGAGCATTATTAACTATATTATCCGGTATAAAACTTATATTTTCGGTTATAATTATGAAAATTATTTTTATAGTATTTAATGACTGAGACTGCATATAACTATAAAATATATCTAATAATTCGCTATGTATTTTATGAAAATATTTACATAGTATTATACCATGCGTATTTACTCTCGTCGATACAACATCGTTTATCTGGTTATATATATCATTCCACAATATTTTTGAATTACACCCCAGCAATGACATGTCTACCTCGAAATGAATATCGCTCATCTTTATTATACAGTTTTCCTTATTTGAATTTATGGTAAGACGTTTCTCATATTTTAATTCACTATTACTGTATCTTTTTATACATGATAAAGCTTGTGTATATTTTCCAATACCTTTTGGGCCATAAAAAATAAGATTTTTCAAATTTTCAACCTTTGTTGGGAACTCTTCGTATAATTTATTTAACTTGGGATGAAGAGAACATTTTTTATTAGAAGAAATATAATCATCAAAATGTGTTTCTAGAAATTTCATCATTGTGGTTTGTTGCTATGATACAAATTAATACTATTTTAATTTTATACGTTAGATTTAAATTGTATTTCGGTTAAATTGTATTTCATTAAAATACAATACATAAGAATTACTTAAATATATAATGATAACTACAGTAAAGTAAATAGAGATATACTTTAAAAAATTTAATACATTTAAAATGAAACTCATTGATACAAAACCAGAGAACTTTAATTCAAGTTATATATATTTTAATGAACCAATACAGAATACAATTATAAATGAAAGTCGTTTCATACGAATATTATACTCGACGCCAAATATTATATTCAATGGAATAAATATTTTATTAAAAATAAATATAGATGGTGTAGACAAGCAGTACAATAAAAATATTATATACTATAGTGTTGATAAAAATACCGAAACAATAAATAACATAAAAAATATAGAACACACTATTTTGCAAAAATACTCAACTGATAAAACACCTGCATACAATTTAGAAGGACAAGTGAATACGGGGGTACTAAAACTATTTTCCGATTCCAATGATAAGAAAAAAAACATAGATGTTATTCTAAAAATATCCGGATTATGGGAAGATAACATGTCATATGGTATAACTTATAAATTTTTGTCCGTTGTATAATATTTATTATATGAATATGGATACGTTAGTATAGTAAGTTACTGTTTAATTATAAAATATAATATGTAATAATTCATTATTTATTATATTTATTATATTTAAAATAATAAATGAAAAATTTACTAATTACAGGAGGTTGTGGATTCATCGGTTCAAACTACATAAATTATATTTTTAATAAATATAATGACTTCAACATCATAAATATAGATGCTATGTACTATTGTGCTTCAGAAGATAATATAGATATTGATATTAGAAATTCAGAAAGATATAAATTAATTAAGGGAAACTTATGTTCATATGATTTAGTATATCATGTTATTGTAAACTATAAAATAGACTATGTTATACATTTTGCTGCACAAAGTCATGTACAAAATTCATTCGAAGATGCTCTTCAGTATACGAAAGACAATGTAGTGGGAACGCACAACTTATTAGAAGCCACAAGAAAGTATGGTAAAGTTAAAAAGTTTATACATGTGTCTACGGATGAAGTATATGGCGAGTCAATGATAGAACACAATGAAACTAAAAAAACAGAAGAGAGTATATTATGTCCGACAAATCCTTATGCGGCAACAAAAGCAAGTGCAGAACTTATCGCACAATCCTATTATTACTCATTTAATATGCCTATCATTATAACAAGAGGTAATAATGTATATGGACCTAACCAATATCCGGAGAAAATAATACCCAAATTTATAAAGCTTTTGAGTGAAAATAAAAAAGTAACAATTCAAGGTGATGGCTCTAATGTTCGTGCATTTATTCATGTGTTTGACGTAGTAAAAGCGTTTGACATAATTTTGGAGAAAGGTGTTATTGGGGAAATATATAACATTGGGTCAGATGAAAAGGAAGAATATACTGTAAAATACATTGCTGAAATGTTGATTAATAAAATAAAAAAAACGGAAAACTATAGTGAATATATAGAGTATATTACCGACAGACCGTTTAATGATAAGAGGTATTATATAAGTAATGAAAAAATCAAAAATCTTGGATGGGATATAACTGAAAATTTTGACGAAGGTATTAACGACTTAATTAAAATGTACGAGATTAAATAATATAACTTGCGTAATATTAATTAAAAACAAAACTATATAATAAATAAAATAACAGCATAACATGAAAGTTTTATTATATGGTAAAAACGGATGGATAGGAGAAAAGATATACGACATTTTGATAAAAGGAGGGCATGAAGTCGTAGTAGGCGAAGTAAGAGCCGAAGACCATGTAGGACTCGAAGAAGAAATACGGCGTGTTAACCCTACGAATATAATTTCCGCAATTGGAAGGACACATGGAACAATAGATGGTGTGAATTATACTACGATAGACTACTTGGAACAAAAGGGTAAACTACGAGAAAATGTTAGAGATAACTTGTATTCTCCTACAATTCTTGCTATTATTTCTAATAAATATGGTATACATTATGCATATTTAGGTACTGGATGTATATTTACGTACGATAGTGAACATCCTTACGAAGAAGAACTGAATGGGTTTACTGAATTTTCTAAACCTAATTTTTTTGGGTCATCATATTCGACGGTAAAGGGGTATACGGATATGATTATGAAAAAGTTTGAAAATGTACTGAATGTGAGGATTAGAATGCCGATTACGGATGAAGTAAATTCACGAAATTTTATAACGAAGATTACGAAATATAAAAAGATATGTTCAATACATAATTCGATGACAGTTCTTCCCGAGTTATTACCGATTATGGTTGATATGTGCGATAAAAACGTAACAGGAACGGTTAACTTGACGAATCCTGGATTAATATGTCATAACGAGATATTGGAAATGTATAAAGAAATAGTTGACAAAGATTTTAAATGGGATAATTTTAGCGTAGAAGAACAGAATATGATATTGGCCAGTGAGCGGTCGAATAATTTTCTTGATACTAAAAGACTTGAGTCAATGTACAAAGTAAAAAACATCAAAGAATCAGTAAGAGACACTTTATATAAAATGAAAGAGAAGAATGAGAAGCGTGAGATTTGATATAATTCGAAGAAGTTATTAATAATTAGTAACTGGTTATTAATAACTAAAATAAGTAACATAACTAACGATAACAATGTGTAAAGTTTAAAAACATGTCGAAAAAAGACGAAGTATTACTTCCATAATACCAACGGTTAAAATGTTAAGAATAAATAGTACGACACTCAGGTATAAAATTCCAATAGAAGGTTTACTTAAAGTTCCAACTGTAGTACTAATGCAGTTTAAGTTTCCTTGTAAGTAGCTATATATGAGAACTAGTTGGAAGAATATGAGAATACCGGAGTAATTTGAAAATTTATAATATTCGGGGTCTACTTGGTATGTATTAATCATTTTGGAAAATGAAATAGACTGGCGAATAATAACAAATAGAATAATAAAAAGAGCAAGTAATTGGAAGAAACTGGGATATAAACTAGAACATGATGGAGTATTTTTTACTTTAAAGTAGTAAGAAACAACGGCCATTAAAAGACCGAAAAGAGCAATACTTGTAAAAATATATCCAACCATTGTTGCGAATGCAGGACCCTGTTCATCACCCATACTAAGAGATGTAAATACCATCTTAATAATAATTCCAACAAATGCTAAAAGAATACAAATATTAATCAAATAATAAATTGTCTTAAATCTATAATTAACTTTATCAATTGGTGAAAAATTTGCTGTAGGGCTATTATTTTGCATTTTATAAATTATTTAAATAGAGTATACTATAAATTATATTATTATTTTTTTTACAGGAATTAACAATTATATAAAATTATATAAAATTATGTACATTATATACAAATAAAATCACATATAAAAATAAATTCTATATGTTATATTATATATAATAATATATTTCGCTATATAAATGAACGGACAAAATAGAAAGACATTTACAGAACATCCGTTAATAGCGCGAGAACAGACGTATTGTTTGGATAGAAAATTAGTAACTATTCATTCTGAAGATAGAGATGTTTGTGCGTGGCCAAATTCCGCATTTTTTGAAATAACACTTCCGCAGCCATTAACAAATATCCAGTCTATAAGGTTAATAGAATCAAACTTTCCATCTATTAATGACGTATTTACGACAATAAAACAAAATACGAAGATGTCATTTAGTGTGACAATATCGGGAGCAGTATACTCGATGCAAATTACTATAGAGCAAGGTTTATACTCTCCGGTACAAATGGCGAATGAAATTACAAACTGTATGAATAAAGCAGTGTCAACTTTAGTTACGCCAGGGTACAATAACTTTGTAGTTATATATAATGAAGTAAATCAGAAACTATGGTTTGGTAATAAACAACACCCATTCACATTGTTATGCGACAAAATAGAAGAATATAGCGATCCTACTAATAGTTTGTACGTAAACTGTCAAGTTCTTCCTCCGAATGAAATAAGTTATTGTAAAAGTACGAAATGGGGTCTTCCATATTTTTTAGGATTTAATAAAGAACCATATGTTGCTACACAAACACTTGTACCTCTCAATAATGAGTATAAAAATGCTACATTTGACCCATTTTATAACTGGTTACCTGGTGGTGGGTACTATGTAGTTGCTCCAAATGTTATAAACACTTTAGGAGAAAACGTTTTTTATTTGGATATGTTCGAGTATAACCAAATGGATGAGCTGCAGCCGTATCCTATAAGAGTAAACTCTACTAAAAATAATGCGTATGGTGGTAAAGTTAACTCAGCATTTGCAAAAATACCGATACTGGGAGTTCCGGTTTCTCAGTATTTTGATTCTAGAAATTCGCTTCTACAGAATTTTTCGCACTTTTATCCACCTCTGGAGAGAGTTTCTAAATTAAAATTCAGATTTAAATACCATAGTGGACATTTGGTTAATTTCAGTAATAGTGATTTTAGTTTTACATTGCAGTTTGATTGTTACCGTGATGAAATCGCGCGTGAATTGAAACTACGCGTTCCTGCACAGTATAGGTTGTAGGTTGTAGGTTGTAGGTTGTAGGTAGAACGGTATATTTGTGGAAGGAATAATAATTTTGTAAAAATATTGGTAATACAAAATTATTTTTATTTGATAATTTTACGGCAATTGAGACTATGTTTGTCCATGTGCTTGTAAAAATGCTTGTGCTAACCCTTGTGACCGCGCTTTAGCATCGTCATACCTAACTTTTTTCGTCTTTGTTGAGTTTCTAGGTTTTTTTGTAGAATTATTTATTGTTTTCTTGGAACGTTTCGATTTTTTTTTTTTACCGCCGATTTTAGGTGGTTCATTTGTAGCATTATAGGCAGGAGCAGCATCACCTTCTATGGGTTTATTTTGTAAATCTGCTGTAGGTATAGGTATCATTTGGTCATTTAAGGAATTAGGTACTGAGATAGGTTCTGAAGCAGGTACAGGTGGTTCTTGTTGTAATACGTCGTCGTTAGTCGGGGAAGAAAGAGAAAATGTATCAGAACTATTACCAACACTACTGTCGTCAGATTTTAAAGAACTATCGTTGGGTTTAATAAGTGCGGAGGCATCAGAAAGACTTGAAAAGGGCGAATCGGGTACAGGAGGCTGTTCGGGTGGCGCGGGTGATGCGGCTGATATAGCGGATTCTTGAGATAATTCATCGGTTACATCAGGAGCAGGCATATTTTTCTCGGGATTAGTTTCTTCGGGGAGGGTGTTTGATACATCGGGACTAGAAGCAGGAGGAGCAGCTGGAGCTGCGTCATCATCATTGGATGAACCAAATAAGTTGCTAAAAAAACTTTTTTTATTTTGAGTGCCTTTATTTGTTTCATCAGATGTAGCACTTGCTTGTAACTCAGAACTTGATTTATTATATTGTTCTTTTAACTCGTTAAGTTTTTTTGCCTTTTCAGATAATTCTATAATACCGTTCGTTAACTCTTCACAAACTTTTGATATTTCAGCTTCTAGTCTTTCATTTTTTACTTTATCTCTTGTTGAATTTAAGAATCCAAGCAAACCCATATTATATATTATGGTATAAAATATTATTAAAAATATATAATAATATTCATATTTTAATATTTTAAATTATTTCAAAATAAGTTACAATATATTCATTATCTAATACTTATATTTTATAAGTTTTTTGTATCCATTCAACAATTATATCTACACAGCATGTTTTATAATCTTCGATAAATCCCTTAAGTTTTAAAAATGTAGGATTTTTCATTTCAGGTGTTTTATAAAATATGTAGTCTCCATACTTTCCATTTCTAATACTAATATCATCTGTTATTTTTCTAACCATTCCTTTTACTTGTAGTGTACTTGCGCCGCCACCACCGCCACCACCGCCATTCATATTTTCTGTTGTTGATTGAATTTGGGAACTAGATGTTTCGATAATTTTAACAATCTCGTGATATGCGATAGTGCTCGGATTCTTATTTTTCGGAAATAATCCCGACAACGACTTCTTTTGTTCTCCCCATACAAAATATAATCCATATTTACCACGTTTTAATATAATTTCATTCCCGTCATACATACCAAGTTTTATACCACCCATGTCAATGTTACCCTTTTCATCTACTATATCTTCCAGACGATATTCACCTCTTTTTAATCTTGCTACATCTATATCTTTCCTAACAGTTTTATATTCTATTTTTTGCTTACCTTCTTCGTCTTTTGTGGTATGTTTGATAACAGGACCTTTACTTCCTACCATATATACATGATTTTCGTCAATATTAATAGTATCTTTTTGTATATTTTTATCTTTTAATATAGCAGTAAGTTGTTTGATATTATCTAAACAAAACATACAAGTTTCGGTATATAACATATCTCCTTTTGCTACTTTATCTAAATCATCTTCCATTTTTTTAGTAAAGTTATATTCAAATAGAGAATCAAAATGCTGGACTATAAATTCCGTTACAATAGCACCCAATGGTTGTACTACTAGTTTATTTTTTTCATTACCAAATTCTCGTTCTATCGGCATTTCAATTAACTCATCGGGTAGTAATTCAAAGTCGGTACACTTGATTTTTTTACCCAACACATCACTCTTTTCTACATATCCTCTTTTTTGTATTTTTTCTATAAGGGATGAAAATGTGGATGGTCGTCCAATACCCTTTTCTTCTAATATTTTTATAAGACCTGCTTCAGTGTAGTGTGATTTTAGATCATTCATAGTAACAGTTGCTTTCATTTTATTATAAGGAATGATACAATTTTTCTTAATGTTTTGTAAATAATTGTAGCCGGAGTTCTCTTTTTCATAACCGTCGACAGCTTTCCATCCTGGAAACTCTGTTAACTCTGTTGTATATTTATATTCATTATTTTTAGCAGCCGTCAAACAAGCCGTTATTGAAACGCCTGTTGCATGAGACATACAACTTTCGACCGCATTTGTCCATATTAACTTGTATAATTTTTGTTCACGTGCTGTAAATGTATCTGGAATTTTAAGCGTAGATATATTTGTTGGACGTATTGCTTCATGCGCTTCTTGCGCCTTTACACCTTTATCGTCAGACCCTTTGCCTGTTTTAGTTTGTTTACCTTGTTTAGTCGTATCACCACCACTACTGATACCTAAACCAAACCCTAGCGCAAGGTATTGTATATTGGGGTTTATATATTTATCGCTCCATTTTTCAGATATATACCTCTTTGCATTTTCGATAAATTCAGGACTATATGTTTTCGAATCTGTTCGCATATATGTAATAAATGAACCTTCATATAATTTTTGACAAATCGACATAGTCTCCGAAGGAGAATAGTTATAATCACTACTCGCTTTCTGCTGTAATGCACTAGTAGTAAAAGGGGATGGCGGCGCTTTTGATGTTTTTTTAGGTGGCGACAAAGTAAACATGTGTTCGTGATTCACGCTTTCTTCTAAAAACTCCTCCACGTCTTTAGGTGTATCATATTGTAGGTTCAAATTAAAAGGCAAATTCAGTTTAGTAAAGTATCCTACAGTATTGTATACCATTTTTCCAGGGGATGCATCAATATCTTTTTGGTTATCATATACTAATCGTAGCGCGGGTGTTTGACATCGACCGGCCGATAAACTGTTTTTAACACTTGATGCAATGTGTGTCCAAAGCTGCGGCGAAATATGATATCCTACCAGTAAATCCAATATTTGTCTAGCAAACTGCGCATATACTAAGTTCATGTTTAGTGTTCCTGGCGTACTTACAGCACGATCAATAGCTGTTTTCGTGATTTCGTGGAAGATAATCCGGGGAGTTGTCTCGACTGGTAACTTAAACATATCGCAAACATGCCATCCTATTGCTTCACCCTCGCGGTCATCATCTGTAGCAATAATAACATTGCCCATACAAAGTTCGATTTCACTTTTAATGCGGGAAATCTGTTTTGATTTTTCTTCCATGGGTGCAAACTTTAGCTTAAAATTATCCATATTAATAGATTTCAGGCCATCTAATGTACGGAAGTGTCCAAATGTTGCAATACATTTATATCCTGGCCCGAGGTATGATTCTATTTTGTTACATTTTGCAGGCGACTCTACGATAACCAAAGTTGTCGACGACGATGACGAGGATGCTGACGACGAATTTGTTTTTGCACGTTTAGACATTATGTTGTGTATTGCGTATTGTGTATTGTATGAGTTATTGGTTATGTTATATGGTATAGAACTAAATGTTTATGTATTTATAATAATAATATTAATATTAATTATTTCAATTTTAAAATAGAATTAATATTAGAGGTCGTCGTGGTGATGGAGCGAAGTTATGCGAGCTTTGCAACTAAGGTGTAAGAGATGAAGCTGTGGACGAGGATGGTATGGTGGAAGTAGTAACAGGTGTAGGATTTTTAGCCTTGAATTCTGACCATGAAATCTTTTTTATAGAAGGCGGCTTTGAATGGTCTTTGTTTCCATTTCCACGCGAATGGTCATGAGCCTTATTAATATTATCCGCCTTTTTAATAGCACTATCGATATAAATACTTTTTAGTAACTTTCCTACCTCATATGAACCGGTATGTTGGTCTAGTTTACCATCCTCAATCTGTTTAAGAATGTGAATTAATTGAAAAAGAATATTTAAGTCGATTTCGTCTTTTTTTACTTTATTGAAAATATCGGTATAGTTATTAAATAAAAATGAACATCTTGATACACAAATATTATCAAACTGAACAGGATTACTTTTAGACAACCTTTGATACTCTTTCTTAATTTTAAGAAGTGTTACAATATCATCGCCAAGAGGTTTGCTATGTTTTAACTCGCGAATACTATTCGTATTATCGGTTACATCATTTGCGCGTATTAGTTTATCTAGTTGTAAACGTTCTTGAGGATTCATATTTGTCTACTTAACGATATATTATGTAATATATATATATTTTTAAATTATAACGAATGTAATCTATAATATTTTATATATTTTATATATTTTATATATTTTATATATTTTATATATTTTATATATTTTAAATATTTTATATATTTTATATATTTTAAATAAATTATATATAAAATATATATAAAGTATATATAACACATAAATGAGCGCAAGTAGTCAATTACCTGCAACAACTAGTGCTGCTTCTACAATGCAAGGTGGTATTACACCACTAGATGATATAAAGTTACCAGGTGTGCCCGCTGTTACGGGTGGGGCGCAAAATTATGCAAATAGAATGGCGGCGACAGAATCTTTAACGCAACTAGGGAGCGGCAACTTAGCTGGTGGTGGATATAGAAAGAAAAGAAAAACTATTTACAAACGTCGTTACAATAATGTAACAAAAGTAATGAAAGGTTGTAATGGTAAAAGAACTAGAAGACATAACAAAAATAAACGACATAACAAGAGAGTGCTTAGAGGAGGAGATAATATTACACCTACTATTATTGACGGTAAATTGGAACTTCCGGTTCCTCTTGGAGCATCAGGTGGTCAGGTAGCAACACTACAAGAATTGACAGGTGGGTTACTGGCTTTAAAAACTCAAGCAGGAAATGGTCCACCACTTCCACCTGCACCGGTTCAGCAAAATTTTTCAGGAGGAGGTATAACTAGACATAGAAGTACCAAG